CAAAAGGATATGCTGGTAAGCCTTCCGTTGTATCAGTAACAAAAGGTGCGACCAGTGCAGTAAAGGACTTGATGAACAATCGGGAGTTCGTAGATAGCTACGATGAGGTTATTCTCGTTATGGATAGTGATTCAGCAGGTCAGAAAGCTGTTAAAGATGTTCTAAAAGTCTTTCCTCGTTTTAAATCAGTTAAGTTACCTATGAAGGATAGTAACGAAATGCTGGAAGCTGGCGAGTCTAAGAAGCTGTATGAATTAGCAATGTATAAAGCTGAACACATTCGGCAGGGTGAGCTTGTAGATATCGATGCTGACCTGATTCAAAAGGCATTAGTAAAACCAGAAATGGGTATACCTTTCCCCTGGCGCAGTGTTAATAAAGCAACCTTCGGGATTAGACCGCACACTATTCATGTCGTAGGGGCAGCACCAAAGGTAGGTAAATCACACCATGAGTACCAGCTAATCCAGCACCTGCTAAAACTAGACCACAAAGTTGGGGTATTTGATTTAGAAAACGCACCTGTTAAAACCGCAGTACGAATTGCGAGTAAGGAAGCAAAACAGGACTTTACTAGACCAGATAAAGAGTTTGACCCACAGACCCTGCATGACACCCTGCTAGACCTACAAGGAAAGGTTCGGTTCTATGACAGGGGTGCGTCAAGGGACTGGTCAGACATACGCATATGTATAGAAGAAATGCATCTTTTGGACGGAATTTCGCTGTTTTTCATAGACCCACTAACCGCCCTTATTTCTCGTTACAATTCTTCGGAAGCGAACGACAAGCTGAATGAGATATGTACGGATATGGCCGACCTGGTGAACCTCTATCCAATTACGTTGTTTTGCTATTCACATGTAAACCCTAAAACAAAAGGCAGTAAACCACATGAAACTGGTGCTAAGGTTTTGTCCAGTGAGTTTACGGGTAGTCGTGCTATGGAGAAATGGTTTCATTATGGGCATGGTATTAGTCGTGACAGAACAGATGAATGTCCAATTGAACGTAGCAACATGAGTGAATTCTATATGCTGTTTGACCGAGAATATGGTCAACAATACAAGTGTGATGTATACTTTGAAGAAGACACAGTACAGTATCAGGAGGTCGGCTTTGACGGATTACATAATTGATATAGAAACGGACGGTTTGGACGCTACTAAAATCCACTGTATGTCGGTACACAATGGTAAATCTATAGAAACTTTTACCAAGTATGCTGATATGCAGGTGTTCTTAGCTACAGTTAATAGGCTGGACAGGATTATTGGTCATAATTTTATTCGCTATGATGCTCCAGTTATTGAGCGTATTTTAGGCACCAACATGCCCTGCCAAATTGTGGATACCCTGGCACTTTCTTGGTATCTTTACCATGCTGAAAATAGGCATGGCCTGGAGCAGTGGGGCGAACGTCTAGGCGTTGCTAAACCCCAAGTTCAAGACTGGGAAAACGCTGACCTTGAAACTTATGTCCACCGATGCGAACAAGATGTTAAAATCAATTATTTGTTGTGGACTAGGCAACATGAGTACCTTAACAACTTATACACAGATAAGCCTGAGCCTATTATCAAGTACTTAATGTTTAAGATGAAGTGTGCTGCCTTACAAGAAAAGTGTAAATGGAAGTTGGATGTTACTAAGGCCAATACTTTACTAGATAAGTTGGAATCTGAATATGATGAATTATGTATTCAGTTAAAGTCCGTCATGCCACAGGTACCCAAAGTGGCTAAACGTCATAGACCAGCCAAGCCATTTAAGCAGGACGGTACACTTTCAGCGCATGGCCTGAAGTGGAAAGGCTTGTGTGATAAAAACAATGTAGACTTTGATTCAAAAGAGCCTATCGAAGAAACTGTCGGATTTGATGAACCAAACCCCAATAGCGTTTTCCAGGTGAAAAATTGGCTGACTAGTCTAGGTTGGAAACCAATTACTTTTGAGTACAAAGCGGCTGCCAGTGATTTGAGAAATAAAAGCAAGTCAAAGGAAAACTATGAAAGTGTTCCACAAGTTAAAATAAAAGATGGTGGCCTATGCAAATCCGTAATAAAACTTATTCCTGAAAACCCTGAAATCAAGGCTCTAGATACAATAACATTGATTAAGCACAGGATAGGCTCGATTAAGCATTTCTTAAAAAATGTAGATGAGCATGGCTTTGTTAAAGCAGAGATAGGCGGCTTAACTAATACGCTACGATTCACGCACAGAGTATGCGTTAATATACCGTCTAGTCGTAAATTATATGGTTTAGAAATACGCGAGTTGTTGACGGTATCTAACGATGACAATATTTTATGCGGCAGTGACTTAGCATCGTTAGAAGATAGAACCAAGCAACACTTTATGTGGAATCATGACCGAGATTTTGTAAAGGAAATGATGGTTGACGATTTTGACCCACACCTTGACTTAGCTTTATCAGCCAGTGCAGTTACGGAAGAGCAGGTAATGGCTTATAAGTACGGTGACGATAAATCAATCAGCACTATACGCCACAACTTCAAGGGCGGTAATTATGCCTGTACGTATGGATGTGGTGTTACTACGCTTTCTCGTCAATTGGGTATTGAAAAGAAGGAAGCCGAAAAAATACACAAAGCATACTGGAAGCGTAATTGGTCGCTTAAGAAGATAGCTAGTGAATCTACAGTTAAGAATGTGAATGGTAATCTTTGGCTGCTTAATCCAGTTAGTAAGCTATGGTATTCGCTACGGGCAGAAAAGGATATATTCTCTACGCTTAATCAGGGTACTGGTACATTCTGTTTTGATATGTGGCTTGGGTTTATAATTCAGAAACGCCCACAGCTAACTGCACAGTTTCATGACGAGGTTATACTTGAATGTAGTGAATCAGAAAAGGAGGAAATTGGTCAGATTTTAAGTAGTAGTTTAGAAAAGGTAAATAACCTATTGAAGTTAAATAGAGACTTAGGTTGTGATGTACAGTTTGGAAAAAACTATTCACAAATACATTAAAGTGTGTTATACTATTATAGTAACATTAACAAAAGGAGTTACAAATGGCGTTAAATAGAAAAAGTTCTGTACCTAGTACCACTGCTTCGAGTGATACAGAGTACACTAACCTAAAACCAGGTGAGTACGAAGGCAGACTGGCTTATGTAGCAGACTTAGGCTTGCAAGAGCGTGAGTACATGGGCGAGTCAAAACCACCTGCACAGCAAATCTCATTAGGTATTGAGATACTTAATCAGTTTGTTACCGTTGATGGTAAAGAGCAACCTCGATTGCTATGGACTAAACCATTTAATATTTTTTATGAAATGGATGAAAGGGGTAATGAATACAAGTTTTACAAGACATTTGATTCATCTGCTCAAGAAGGTCAAGTAGCTGATTGGGATTCAGTACTGGGCAAACCCTGCAATGTACTCGTCAAGAATGTTGCTGGCAAGGGTGAAAATGCAAGTAGACTCTATGATAACATTGATTCTATTTCACCTATCCCTACTAAGTATCAGGGTGACGTAGCAGCATCGGTAGTTACTGACATGGCAGTTGGTGACGCTGATGACGATAACAACCCTGCTCAACGTGCTATGTTTGGCTTACCTCGTTACATCTTTGACCGTAGAATCAAGGGTGGTAATAGTGGGGCTGAGGCAAAAGCTGTAGAAGGTTCTGAAGACTTTGAAGACGCTATTCCATTCTAATGAGACTACTCATTGATGGTGACCCTATTGTTTATCGTATAGCGTTCGCTAGTCAAAAGAAGCAGGAAGACGGGTCGGTGAAAGCTGACCCTGAATCCTACACACTACATTCCTGCAAACTGTACATGTCAGACCTGATTCGTGATACAGGGTGCAAAAGCTACAAAGTTTTTCTTTCGGGTAAACCTAACTTCCGAGATAAAGTCAGGGCTGATTACAAAGGCAATCGGTCAAAAGCTGTAAAGCCTATTCATTACCAGCTTATTCGAGACTACTTAGAAGAAAGGTTCAAAGCCCAGGTTGTCAATGGTATGGAAGCAGATGATGCACTTGGTTTAGCTCAAGAGCCTGACCACTCTACTGCTATTGCTACTATTGATAAGGACTTGCTTATGGTTGAAGGCCTACACTACAACTATAACACTAGGGAATGGAAAACTGTTAGTGCCGAGGAAGGTACACGTTTCTTTTACAAGCAGATGCTTACTGGTGATAGGGTAGATAATATAACGGGGATTAGGGGCATTGGCGACAAGAAAGCAGATAAGTTATTAGATGAAAACGATAACTGGGATAAGCTAATTGTTGATATGTACCTTGATGAGTTTGATAACGGATTTCAACGAGCTGTAGAAAACTCACAGCTACTTTGGATGCTACAAAGGGGCAAAGAAATGCCTATAGACTTTTATGAACAAGCCAAAGTATAGAAGCGGATTGGAAGAAGCCTTTGCTAACAAGACAACTGGATTTGATTTTGAGCCTATAGATATTCCATATATCGTTAAGCGCAAGTACAAGCCAGACTTTGTTAAGGGTGACGTATTGATTGAGTGCAAGGGATTCTTTCGCTCTGGTGATACTGCAAAATATAAGTCAATTAAAAGAGATGTCGAAGGGACTTACGAACTTATTTTTGTTTTATCCAACCCAAGTAAAAAACTTAGGAAGGGTAGTAAAATGAACATGGGCCAATGGTGTGATAAGGAGGGTATTAAATACTTCACAATAGACACCATTAAAGAATTAAATTACTACATGAAAACAAGAGAAAAAATATGTTAACGCTTAACGAGCTTTGCGAAAGACTAAAACACATTGATGAAATATCTTTAATGGAAGTCTTGGAAATAAACTCTGACGAGATAGTGGACAGGTTTGTGGATAAGATTGAAGAAAGGATAGACGATTTGCTGTTAGATTTTGAAGCAGAGTTTGATGAAATAGAGGAATAAAATGAAATTTCAATTTGAATTAACACCTTTTCGTATTAACGAAGGTGATGGCTGTATATTGATGCTTGGGTATCCACTGTTTGGTGGCTGGCTACCTTTCGCTGGATTTGTAACTTTTCAACACGAGGATAATCAGATTAAGTCATTTATGGTTGAATGGCTCCTGCGTGGTGTTATTATTACTAGCTCAAGAGCAGAGCTGGAGGAATTAGACGATGACTAAACCGCAAATAATGACTCCTAAGTCTACCTATACCTATGACTACCCACAGGCATTAGGCTACACAGAAATGCAGCAATCTATATTCTGGACTTCTGACGAAATCGAAATGAATAAAGATATTCACGACCTTAAAACCAAGCTAACGGAAGCAGAGCTGCATGGTGTAACTACTGTACTCAAGCTGTTTACATTGTATGAGCTTCACGTAGGTAACGAATACTGGTTAGACTATGTTCGTAAAACTTTTCCACGTCCAGAGATACAGCGTATGGCTAGTTTGTTTGGCATGTTTGAGCTGAACGTACATGCCCCATTCTAT